CAAAGACGGCACGCCTGGAAAAGACGGCACGCCTGGAAAAGATGGCACGCCTGGAAAAGACGGTGCGCCTGGAAAAGACGGTGCGCCTGGAAAAGACGGTGCGCCAGGGAAAGATGGTGCGGACGGAGAGAATATGCGCCCCAATCTGCTTGACTATACCGAGTTTAGGCAAGAAACGTTTGACAATGTGCCAAATTCCGACAAGTCTTTTACGCTGTCTGGTACGAGGGCCGAAGGATTGGACGGACATGGGGCGGTGCAGATTGAAACTGCATTCAAAATAAATGGAGATTTGCCGACTTCTGACTCGTATGTTGATTTTTTTCAGCAAAATGTCAAGAGCCAAATTGCTCCATCAACTTGGTACACGCTATCGTTTTATCTGAAGGGTCGTGGAGTTGCGAATCCAGTATACACCTATCTATGGACATGGGCCACCGATGGCCTTACTATGGTTGACACCACAGAGAAGATGATTGTTGACGGGAAAGAGCAAGACACTCCAAAAGATGGTGCCGTTAAATTCCAGCCAACAGCAGGTCCATGGGTGCGCCACATTGTCACATTCAAGACGGCAGCCAAATTGCCAGATACTTGCCTTTGCCTGTTCCGTGTTATCTCGAAGCAAATTCCGCAAAACCATCCGTTTGTTCCGTGTGCTTACGTTACAGAGCCAAAACTTGAAGTTGGCAAGGCTGCAAGTGCGTGGACGAGAAGCGACAACGACATTGTTGGTATTGCGGTAGACAAGGTAAATATGCCTTCATGGGTGCGTCAGTGGGACGGACAGACCACCGAACTTGGTGCGGATTATGTGGCAGCAAAGAATGCCGCATTTGGCACGAAAGACGCGGAGGGCAAGTTTACAGGTATTGCCATGAGTGGTGAGGGCTTCGACCTTGGCGGCAAGGACACGATTGTGGTTGGGCTGTATGGCATCTCCAAGAACATCTGCCGTGTGATAATTGACCCGAAGAACGAGAAATATTCGTTTTATGGGAACATCTTCTGTGAGAACGGACAAGTGAACGGATTGCTTGTAGGTTCATATCTTAAGGGGGTAACACAAGTTACTGAAGCCGAATGGAATAAATATTTTACCGTCCAAAAAGACGTTAATGGTCAAGAACTAAAGAATCATTTGAAACCTGATTTTTACAACATCAATCCGATACTCTTAATTTCAGAAGGCCCGAAAGACGTACAAGGAACAATAAACATACATCTACCGCCTTATAGTGATTCAGCAGAAGACTATGCGAAGAGTTTGGCTTTCCTTGGATATAAGTTCTACGTGGTAAACAAATTGAAAAAAGAAAGTAGCGTTGACACAATACAATTAAGCTGTTTTCATGCAATTATCAAGGTAGACGGGCAAAATGTATCAAAACAATTTTACAAACTGAGTAAAGGAGGTGCAGTAGTACTGACGGGGTCAATAGATACCAAAGGTAATTTTTATTGGCTTGCAGATTCAGATAGTGGAACTGCGAGCAGCACTATTGTTGGCGGAAGCATAAATCCCAATGATTTATGGAACGTTAAGTACAACACGAATATAGGACAAATGAAATGGAATAAAGTACCACTGACACCTGGCCCTTCTGATAATGGAACAATAAAACCTTAACAATATGGCAACAGTAAAACTCAAAGACGTACTAAAATCGCTGCCGCAGGACACGAGTCTGACGGGCAGCGAGATGGTCGTGATAAACGATAACGGGGAGAATAAATACATACCCTATTCAACGATAAGGAACGGACTTGTCAACGCCGCAGAGCGCAAAACATTGGCCAATACCGCAGAATGGCTCATTGCGCATGATAATGTGACTACTATTGATGCGCTGAACAAAGAGCTTGACGCATTTGGCGCGGAAACTGCACAGGGTCTGCACCGCATGAAGTGTTTTGGCATTCCGCTGTTCGTTACGTTCTCAAACCTGAATGTAGGTGACAGCGTGTTTATGCAGACGATACAAGGCAGCATCACGTTCACCTCGGCAAAGACGAGCATTGCGTCAATCAACACAGTTGGCAACTTGGCTATTGCAGTTCGTTACTATCAAGGCAGCAGGTGGGGCGCATGGAATACACCGATGGCACCAATCAAGCCACCAACTGTTCAGAACGGCACATCGGGAACATCGACAAATTACGTGCACTCGCAAGGTAATGACCAAGACACCAAGACGATACTCAGCTCTAAAATGTGGATACGCCAGAATGGAGCCTATGACCAGTTTCTGTGTTTCAAGCACTGGGGGGCAAACAACGACACATCAGAGAACCAATGCAGTCAGGTGATGCTGCCCAAAGCATGGATAGGCGGTACGGGGCTTTTGAGGTGGGACATATACCGCCGTCTTGACGGCTTTGAATTGCGCGAGGGAAATTCGACAGCGACAGATGTGAAGATTGTAACCCCGATATTCACGACAGGCGGCACGCGAGAATTAAGCATTTCGGCTGCCACAACTGCAAAAGCTGGTGTAATGACAGCAGCGGACAAAGAACTATTGAATAAGATAAAAGCAAAACTCGGATTATAATGAACAGACTGCAAGAAATTAGAATTGAGTGCGTAAAGATAGCAGCATCTCGCGGCGACATAAAGCCAGACGAGATAGTTGAAGTTGCGAGAGAGATAGAAGCCTATATAAGGAGAAAGGAGGGTGAATGCTGAGAACAGTAAGCACAAGCGGAGGAAGTCCTGTGCTGGTGACAAGCGGAGCGATGCTTGCAGGCACTTTTTACGAAGAATTGCTGCAAGTGTTGTTCGACCTGCGGTGGCTCGTGCTTTTTATTATCGTACTTGTCTTTACCGACTTTTGGAGCGGCCTTACGGCGAGTGTAAAGGTGCGTAAGGAAGATTTCAGACTCTCGCGCGCATTGCGCAGAACGATTGTGAAGTTCCTTGAATACATCAACTTTATCATCTTCGGGCTACTACTCTCTAAAGGCATTTTAGAGCCATTCGGCATAGGCAACAGCGTGATAGGCGGAGCAATAGGCGGTGCGGTAGCATTGCTGATAGAGTTCGACAGTATTTATGGTCATGTGTGCGACATTCACGGCATCAAGAAGCGTTTCTCTATTAAGCGGTTGTTCGTGGCTTACATCAAGAAGAAAGATGCTGACATAGGAGATGTGATTGAACAAGAATTGAAATAAAAATTGGCGCGTTTCACAACGCACCAACCCCTCAACATAACCATGCCAAAACAAAAATATTAACACCTACAAAGGTAAGAAAAATAAGTTTAGACGTATGGAAAATTGGAAAGAATTAGCGGCATTCGTGCTGGAGCGCGAGGGCGGCTATTGCAACAGAAAGGCTGACAAGGGAGGGCCGACTAACAAGGGTGTGACATTGGCCACTTACCGCAGTGTGTATGGGCAGAGCAAGACGGTTGAGGACTTGAAAAGCATTACTGATGCGGAGTGGGAGTACATTTTTAAGAAATTCTACTGGGACAAGTGCAAGGCGGACTACATACAGGACAAGAGTGTGGCCTTCATTCTCGTGGATTGGGCATATAACAGCGGAGTCAAGACGGCCGTGACGCACTTGCAGCGGATAGTTAAGACTACTGCCGATGGCATCATGGGCAAGCAGACATTGCAAGCGGTTAATACGCGTAGTCCGCTGCCGTTATTTGGCGCGCTGAAGCAGGACAGAATAGCTTTTTATAGAGCTATTGTTGCCAAGAATCCGAGCCAAAAGGTGAATTTGAATGGCTGGCTAAATCGGGTGAACCATTTCGCGTATGGCGAGTTCGTGTAAAAAAACTGCCACACGGAAAAACTCGTGCAGCAGTTAAGTGCTTCTTTTAGGATGTGCCCTTTTTATATGGGAATTAAACACTGCAAAGATAACAAATATAATCAAGAATATGCGTAGAGTTGGTGGTTTTTTAATCGTAATTATCTGTGCAGTTGTCTTGCACAGCAGTTGCGCGCGCAAGGTGGTGCAGAGCATGGAGCGCACGCACGACACGCTGATAGTGTATAAGACCGACAGTGTGATGGTGCGTGATACGATTGTGACAATTTCCAATTTGGAGAGTGTGGACAGTGTGGCGGAGCGCATGACTACCTATGTGGTGGTGGACACAGCTGGCAAGGTGCTGACGAAGTATGTGTATCGCGACCGCAGCGAGTATCACAACAAGGACGCTCTTAGTGCGAGCAGTCATGTGTCATGCCGCACACACCGCACAAACAGCACAAGCCACAAGGCTACGGTGCGTGATGCGGTAACAAAGGTTGAAAAGCCTCCTGCAAAGTGGAGGGTTCGGGCCGTTGGCGGTCTGTTTATCTTAGTAATATGCGTGTTGCTGTATTACAGTATATATAGTAAGTATAAGTGATTTTGTTGGGTTGTTGTGGCAAGCATGGGCGCATGGTGATGTGTCCCGTGCTTGCCTTTGTGCTTAATTTTTTTACGAACAAAATCACTTATGAAACAATGGAACAATTACAACAGATTTTTGACAGTGCAGTTGAAGCCGTGATGCAAGCCAGCGGCCTTGACTTTGATGCGCTTGCCAACTGTCGCTCGGATCGGTGTGTGGTTGCGCGTGTGGTGCTTGTGGACGTGCTGATGGAGCTTGGTATGAGCGAGGGTGATATTGCATTTCTTAGCGGCATGAGTCAGCAGAGGGTTAATTCGCTTAAGAATAGTGCGAGGTACAGGCTTAAGGGGCTGGCTGCACGGGTGATGAGGGAGGAGGTGAGGAAATCCGTTTCCTTGCCAATAGCAGAAAATAATCAGTGAAAATATGGTTGAAATGCGCGTTTTTGTGCATTTTGCCGAAAATAATACGAGATAAAGGACGGACTAAAAAGAAAGAATAAAGGCCACCTGGATTGGGTGGCCTTTAGCTTCTTGATTGGTTCGGTTACCTAATAGGTAAAGCTTTTGTTCCCTTAAGATTGTAGCAACCAGTGTCATGCTTATATCTCCATATTACCACATCTTCTGACAAGGATTTTTCTTTCGCCATCTTTTTAAGATGAGGGACGATGGAAGCAAAGCCTCGTGGCATTTCGCTTCTGCTGATTTCTTTCCATATATTAGGCGGTATCAAAGCATCAGCAGCAAATTTATTCGCTTCGCTCTCTAAGTCTGTATTTTTATTGACATCAGAAGATATAAACCCTGAATGCTCTCCTTTCCTTAAATGTAATGATATGTGCCCAAGTTCGTGCAATACATTAAAGACAAGGCGGCTCATATCATTGTATCTGTTTGTTGTCACGATAGATGGATATTCGTTTTTCCAAAATGAGAAAGCATCAACAGGAACACGTTCTATCTTTCTGACAACCGAATATGAGATACCCAAGTCGCTAAGGATAGACTGCATCTTTGTTTGGGTTAATGTGCCTTTATTCATCTCAGATGAGATATAACCAGCTGCTTTATCTGCATTTCCTTCTTTATAATGGCTTTGAGGAGCATTATTGTTAGCTGATACGTATGCGAGTAACAACCACGTATTTAAGTTCTTTTCGTCTGTCGTGAGTTTTTCGCTTTTCTTAAAAGCACCATTAGGAATAAGAGCAGGAATCTGTATTGGCTCTACGTGAAAGGCTTTCCTAAGCATATCCAATTTGTCTTGTACGAAAATAGACGCACGAATGCTTAGTTGCGAATACAGATAAGGAAGATTTAATACGTTGTGCAGGCTTGTTTCAACTGTTATTGCAGAACGTTCTTCTTCCTCTCTTTGTGCTATTGCAGCACAATCTTTGTCATATTGCAACTGCAAGCTTAGCCAATAATCTGCTGGAACACCAAGAGCTTGTTCAAGTTTTCTTGCTATGTCAACAGATATAGACGTGCCACCTCTAAGCAATCTGCTAAGATTGGCCTGCTGAATGTTCATGCGCGTGGCGAGTTCCTTTTTACTCATTCCACGCGCTTTCAACTCATCCTTTACTAATTCAACTGGATGTGTTGCTTCAAACGGAGTAATGTTATTTGTCGCCATAATGTTCGCTTATTTCGATTAGTTCTATTGTTATACCTAACTCGTTTTCTGTAAAGATTAGTCTGTATTTGCTACTGTAACCAATTCTTACACTACTAAAGCCAGATTTGTCGTACTTCATTTTCTCGTAATGTAGTGTGTGAATACTTTTCAAGGTTTCAGTGTCTTTAGCCGCTCTTAAAGCATTAAAGACCTTCTGCAAATCTTTCTTTAGTTTCCCGGCACTCTTATACTTTTTATATTTCCCATGAAAGTTGGAATATAGTACAGCATCTTCTATTTCCTCATCGGTAAATAATATCTCCATGTTGTATGTTTTATGGTGCAAAGATACAAAGAATTTATCAAATATGATAATAATTGCCGAAATAAAGCAGCGAAAGAATGTATTAAAAGCCACAAACAACTCACAAGCAACAAACAAAAATCACAAGAAACTCACAAGCAACTTGTCACCACCTTTGCGGTATCGGGGGATATTCCCCGACCGACTTAATACATTCAAATAATTATGGACAATGTAGAGAAAGTAATCTGTTGCGACAGAGGTAATGATGCGCTTGCTTATGCGGCAATGGCGAACAACAAGGGCAATGACCCCATGGCCTTGGCAGCCATGATGAATGGTGGCCTTGGAGGTGCAAACCAGTGGCTTAACAATCCGTTCTTGTATCTTATTTTCCTTGCCATGTTTGGCGGCAATGGCTTCGGATTTGGCAACAACCGCAATGGTCTGCAAGATGCCGAGATACAGGGCCAAATCCAATCCTTGCGCTCGCAGATGGCTGACAACCACAACTCCGACCTGCTGATGCAGGCAATCAAGGGCAATAACGATGCCTTGACCACACTGGGCGCGAACCTTAATTGTGACTTCAATCAGTTGCAGCAAGGCGTGTGCGCTGTTCGCTCCGCTATTGACCAAGTTGGTGGCAAGGTAGGTTTCTCGGCCGAGCGCGTAATCAACGCAGCGGAGAGAGGTGATGCGGCAGTTATCCAGGCAATTCAGAATTGTTGCTGCAACACGCAGAATAGTATCACCAAGATGGGCTATGAGAACCAGCTCGCAATACAAGGACAGACCAACTCCTTGCAGCAGAGCCTCAACTTTGTCAACTCATCGGTGGAGCGCGGATTCAGCTCTGTTGGCTATCAGATGTCGCAAGACAAGTGCGATGTAATCCGTGCAGGACAGGACAACACGCAGCGCATAATTGATGCCTTGAACAACCATTGGTATGCCGACATTGACCGCAAGTATCAAGACGCGAGATTGGAACTCTCTCAGCAGAACCAGACTGCCGCACTGATTGCAGCCCTTAGCAAGACTACAACTGCAACGACATGAGGAGGTGTTTCCAAAACGGAAATAGCCACTGATGACCATATTGCTGACGCCAACGAAAAGGTGGACAATAGCTTTTTCGTGAGGTCGCGGAAGAGGTCGAAAGAGAAGTAATAACAAGCACGTGGGGAGGTGATTGCCCCACGTGCAATTAACAATCAAGGCGTTCTTTGACTTTGTGGGGATTGTGGCTTGTTGTGGTATATCACGCTATATTTAACACAATAAATTTGTTTTGCGCTCAATTCTTGGGTAATTTTGCACTATCAACAACCAATTAAAACGTAAAGCTATGAGTGATTTTTCAATCAGAGGAGCATTCAGGCGGAAGGGAACAAGCGATGCTTTTATTCCTGTATATTACGGGTCGCAATATGACAAGATGAATATTTGCAATGACCTTAGGAATGTTGGCAGTGCTATGAAAAATGCGATGGACGCAGCAAAAGTAGAATGGTATGGCAAAAAAGGCTGAGCAAACACAAATACGTCAGAACGAAGATGGTAAGGTATCTGCTATCAGAAACACAATAATAGATGATAATTACCTGCCAAGTGCTGACGAGTTGCAAAAATACCAGAACATATCTAAGGATATTATTCCTTGGATAATGGATAGGGTAGAAAAGGAACAGAATGCACGGTTAAAGTTCAATGATGACAACATGAACCTTGCCAAGAAGGACTTGAAGTTTCGTCAGCTGTATGACATCATAGCGTTGATACTTGCATTCGTTTTGGTTATAATCGCTTTGGCTGCAACAATATGGCTCTTGATAGAGGGTTATAATATTGCAGGGACTTTTCTTGCAGGAGGAACAATAGCGGTTGTTGTTTACGCTCTGCTTGACAAGCGAAAGACAGGAAATTAGAAATGCAGATATAAATAATTTAGCGGCAATCCCCACAAAATCGGAGGTTGCCGCTAATTATTTTATCATGCTATTCAAAGACGTAAAAATAGGCTACCCGATTTACTTTCTTGACAAGGAGGGGGCAAGGTATTACCAAGGAAAGGCCGTGAGTGTTGCAGTTCCTCGCTACGACAATAACCAAGCCAAGGCTTTTGGCGCGCAGCCGACTGGTCTTGTGGTAGACATAACCATAGAGGCAGATGGCGCGACCAAGACCTACACAATCCCCGAAACTGCAACAATAACGTATGCAGGGCATCTTGTGCTGTCAACAGATAAGGACGGTATACTAAGAGAGGTCGAAGCACTTAAGGCTGCAAGCGAAGAAGCACTGTCGCAAGTGGAGCGACACAAGCAAGCGGTGACAAATTGTAACCAGTTGTTGGAGGAGCTTAATCCAGCCTTTGCGGAGAAGCGTGCGCAAGACAAGCGGATTGAGGGCATTGAGAACGAGGTGAAGAGCCTTGGTGCTGTCCTTCGCGATTTTATTAACGAGTTTAAGAAATGATGATTATGGGAAGATTATATATGGTATTTTGCAAGGGTGGTGGCAAGTGTAAGCACTTTGACAAGGAGAGCGCAGAGAAGGCTGTCAGCCGCATATACTACACGACTAAAGATGGCACAGAGCATCACGGGGCACACTGGAGCATGGAGCAGGTGCTTGAAGCGACGAAAGGGTTGCAGTTTAAGCCTTGTGTGACGGATTACGACAAGTATGTTGCGTTTAATGCGGCTTATGCCGACTTGTGCAAGACGCTGACAACAGACTTGATTATAGAGACGGCTCATGCGTTTTTCTTCGAGGACGAAGATGCGCCTTGCAATAAGATATGGCGGTATATGGAGAGTTTTGAATAAAAAAAGCGTGACAGTGTGTCACGCTTTTTTCGTTAGAGTCCGAGTTGCTTGATTAGGTAGTCACCTACCGCTAAGTTTTCTTTCTGAGCAGAGGTCTTGATTTCGTCTACTGCCTCTTGTGGCATTCGGCAGTATAATACTGCATTACCTACTTTTTTGCGGCCTGCGTTGGGACGGCGGCCGCCCCATGTTTTTTTGTTGTCCATATATTTTACTACTTTATCTTCGTTATCATCGGGAAACTGTACAGTTAACCCCAAACCTGGTTCACCACCCTAAATCTATTTGGTTCACTATTTGGTTCTATAGGCTTACTAAACTGACGCTGCAAAAATGGAGTTCTTTTTATAATCGACTCCATTTCTTCAATGGTGTGCTCACCCTCACAGAACAGGGATGTAAAACAGCCACATCTGTAATCATCTACCGACCATGGTTTAAGATACACTGTCCACTTTCTTCCAAGGAAATAGCCTTGGCCAAAAGTAAAATTTTCAAAGGACCGTTCGGACAAGGTCCGTTCTAATTTTTCACATGCTTCGTGTTCAAGGTAGAGTGGCGATACGTCCCCATCATGATAAACAATAAGGGGGACACATTCACGACTCCCGTTAGTTCCAAAATAGAATATTTGTTGATTGTCCATATTGCATTATTAGTTTATTCATAGTTTATTTATGTCGTTAATGTCGAACCAGCCGCCGTTTTGTGGCAGTCCGTCAAGTATCACGCCCTTTAATTCGGTAACGTGATACTCTGCACAGAGCAGTTCGGCTTGATATGAACCGAGTGCCCAGTAGAACCTCTCTCCCGTAGTTATATTGACCATTTCCATCACTACGTGAGGGTAGCGGTCAATCGTCCTTATTATTTTGTACATGTGCTGATTTTTTTAATCAAATCATACAACTTGTAGAATTTATGCTTATATTCGCACCGTCAACCCTTGATAGGGTTGTGGATTGAAACGCTCTAATGAGCATAATTTCTACTATTGTAGATAAAAAAGTCGAGTTATAAAGCTCGTGGTAAGCCCCACCCAATGAAGGTGGGGCTTTTTGTTATTTCTGATTACGCCAGAGTTCGTAATCGTCCAAACTCTCGAAGCCAGTGTAGCCACCGACTACGGCAACTACTTTTGATGCCCAAGGCATGGCTTCTATTGCCTTCTTTCTCCAGTAAGAAGTGTGTTTCTCGCACTCGTAAAATCCTTCTCTCCTTGTGTTTGACTTAACCGTGATGTCGAGGGCTGTGGTTAATTGTTTTAGTAGGTGAGGTGGGGTCGAACCACCTTTGCTGCCTATCAGCTCACCTTATTCATTGTCTAAATTGTATTGGTCTTCGAGTGCTGAGTCAAGCGACCAGTCTTTCTTTGGGTAGTGTGCTTCGCCAGCACCCGTGCCGAAGTCTATGTGATAGTAGGCTTCATCTTCTACAACGTGTACATTGTAGTTCTTGTAGTCTACATCATACTCCTTAGCGTACTCTTGAAGATAAGCTTCGAAGTATGCTTCTGCGGTATCCTCATCTTCATTTAGTTCTTCGCAAGCTGAATCATCAAAGATTATCTCTTCGTCTCTAACGAGGTGATAATATCCACTGATTGTTTTTTCAACTTCGTATCCTAATTTGGTGATAATACTTTCGTTTGTCATAATAATGCTCTTGCCGTGATGAGCGTAGGGCTGATTTTGTTTCAGAGGTAAGTGCGAGCACAAATTTTATCGTTTTTCGATGTGATAAACAACACGCTCTGTTGTGGGGTAAGGTGTCGTATCTGTACGCTCACCTTCAATAGTAACACTATTCTTGTAACGATAGTCAAAGAAATCTTCATTGAGCATATCTGCAACATGCTCTAATGCTACTTTTGCGGCCTTCATCGAATGGTAAGAGCTATCTTTATACCAGCCCATATTTTTTGACTGGTGATTGTCTTCGCTGTTTGTCTTAGTTACGTAAATACCGTATGCCATTTTTGTTTTGTTTTAGAGGTTGTTACTTTGTTTCTTAATTACACTGCAAAGATACAGCCTTTATTTGAAAAATGCAAGCAAAAATCAAACTATTTTTGCAAAATATGCTGCAAAACATATTCTTTGGCAGAAAAACGCCTGATAAGCATTATCTTTGCGCCCAGTAGCGATTAAGACAGGCGTGACAGAAATCGCACGCACCTCAAAGATATGCGTGCGAAATTGCGTGCTATTCGTTGCGCTTAGTTGTGATATATTGCGCAGTATAATTTTTATGGTGCTTGATAATCAACAGTCTATTGCGTTATACCTACACAACTAAAAACAATCCGTGAGTCCTAGCTGGTCCACATTGAAAATGAAGCAGTTACGAACGTCGTAACTGCTTTTTTTGTGTAATTGCGTAAACAAACTGTTTGAGTTAGGTGTGTTTACGCAATGATTCTCTGTGATATTCAGCAACCATACAATCTTGAAATGCCAAATTGGCACTTCATACTGGTGAAATGGGTTTGCATAATTCAAAGCAGTCAAAAATCATCAGATTCTTTCCAGTATTTGCAATACTGGAAAGAATCTGATACATTGATTGCCCATAAGATATATCATTGTGATAGCAAAGAGTCTAACCCTTCTCCTCTAATATAAGCCCTTTTCACTTTGTTTAATGCGATCTCTGTTATAATATTCTTTTTCAGCAAGCCAATGATGTCGCTTTTTGCAGTGGTTGGGCTAATTCCAAATTTTATCTGCAGATCTTTTATCGTTATTAATGCTTTAGGATCATCCGCATATAATTTAATAATTTGTGCTTGACGTTCATTGAAATCACCCATGCGCAAATATATATATGCTGCTTTTTTTTCGTTTTGTTTTCTCTTGATATAATCTTGTAATTGCTTAAAAGATTGTTCCAACACTCTTAGATTGTACGAAACAAAGTAACCAATATCCATGTCATCAGCCTCTGTGTATAAGAACGCTTTTTCATAGGATTTTTTTGATTTGGCAATAACTCTTGAGATGGAGAGGTATTCTGTCAACCAGTATCCTTGTCTTAACATGTACCAATAAAACATAGCTCTAGCAGTACGTCCATTACCATCAGAAAAAGGATGGACATAGGATATCATGAAATGGATAGTTATTCCACGAATGATAGGATGAATAAATTGTTTGTTATTTTTCTCATTAAAAAACTCACAGAGATCATCTACAAACTGAGGAATTTCCGTATAGGAAGGCGGAGTATGGACAATTTCATGCGTGATACCATTCTCTACCACAACGTCATTATTATTCCTAAAACGTCCTGCGTCATCAGGATTCTGCATGGTTTTCTCTGTCATTAGACGATGTATCTGCAATAACAACCCTTCGGACAAAGGTTCATCTTTATGGTCAACAATAAATTGAATTGTTTGATAGTTATTATGAATCATTTGTTGGGATTTGTCTCTCGGAGTCATTTTCTTCTTAAGCATTTCTTTGGCGACCTTTCTTGTTGTTGCGGCTCCTTCCATTTGACTGGAATATATGGCTTCTTCCATTAACGAGCTAACAAGATATTGTTCCTTATTTTTGGAATCAATAGTTGAGTCTGCTCCCCAACTTCCTCCCCAAAACATGTCAAATTCATGACACATTCTCTGCATCACATTTGTCTAAATCCGGCAAAACGAAATGTGCTCGATTTGAAAAACGAAACGTGCAAAAATAGGGAAAAACGAAACGTGCAAAAAAATTCGCGCACACGACACTTTAAAACAACAAAAAAGCAGTCCAAAACGGGCTGCTTTTATAGTTTTTGAACGGCGGACAAACAGTGTTCAAACGAGGTTCAAATTATGCGGCATTAGACTTCACGAGCATCATATCTTTGTAACCTGCATCATAGTTCACATGCGCATTGAACTCGAAACGCTTACAACCTTCGAACGGATTGCCGAGCGTTTTATTCTTGCCTAACCATTCACAAAGCTCAATGATAGACGACTTATCTGATGTAAAATAAACAAACGGCTTTCCTTTGAGCACATTCAACACATCGAGATAGTCAGACAAATGCCAGTACATTTTGTATGTTCCAACCTCTGTGGACAAATAAGGAGGGTCCACTATAAACACCACATTCGGCTCGTCTTTATATTTTTCGTATAGTTCACGATAGTCACATGATTCAATCGTCAAACCTTCTAGATAGTCCTCACTTGTCGGGTAGTCGTTCTTTCGGATATTATTGTATAATGTCTGCTTCTCCATTTCCTCGATGCTCAGTTCGTACTTCATCGAGAACATCACCGATGCCGAGATGGTTATAAAATCAATATAGCCCACCGTTTGCTCCTCATGTCTCAAACGTTCAAACATCTTCTCACGCATCACACCATCTATCCGCTTGTGCTTTGGCGTATTGCCAACTATCTCTCGCAAATCAGCGAGCAGCGTATTTGTCGGACGTATATGTGCCAATCTCTCGCGGTAGTTGTCGTAGTCGTTATATACCACAGTTGCCTCTGGGCGCAAATGCTTCGTTATATGGGACAGCAAACCGCTGCCACCGAACAAATCCACAAACACTGTCTTGTCGTTGAACTGGGGCAGAATCTTGATATACTCCTTTGCAAACATGCGCTTCTGTCCGACAAAAGGCAGAGGTGCTGCCATGTGCATTTTCCCTCTCATACGTTCAGCTCAAATTTTATATTATCCTCACCAGCGAGAAGTCGTTCAGTGGGCTTTATGTTGTTTTCATAGATGTGTACATTCGCCAGGTTCAGCGTGATAGACTTTAGCGGCAAGTCTATCTGTCGAGCCATCAGATAAAGGTGGTAAATGTCTGAAGGCAGTCCGAGGTTTGCATCGGAGCTGCGCTGATATGCCGACACAACCAATGCATCGTCCTCTATTTGAAACTGCACAAGGCTCAGGCACGGTGCCTGGTTGCTCTCTGCATCCGTTGCTCCAAGAAACAGTACATAGTTTTTGCTGTTGCGTTTCTCCTTGTTGATGCGCTCAATAAGTGGTGGCAGTTTCTCCATGTAGGTCGGGTAGCTGTTTACCAATGTCTGGCCGCAGTAGTCCCACCATGCTATGCCTGCCTCACGGTATCGTTCCACATTGCGCTCTCCTTGCATAAACAGTTTCAGCTCTTCTTTCAGTTTCTTCCTCGCTATGCCGTGGCTCTCAAATATGTCGAGCAGGTCAGCCGGTGTGAGCGTCAGCTGCTCGTTGAGCAAGTATTTTATCTTGCCTTTTTTGTTCTGTTGGGTCTTGCCTTCAGCAAGCACCTTCCCCAATAATAAATAGTATTTGTTCATCGTGTTTTATTTTCGATACGGCAAAGTTACCACGCTTCCGCATCAAAAAGTAACACCACGAGCAAATCACACTGCAAGCCTTTTACAGCACGTTTTCAAAAGCCTTATGCTTTATCCCTCGAGCACCTGAGTGCTACACTCTCGACCATATCGCTTGATGAGCGTGTACACCTTGCGCTCGCTCACATGATAGCGATCTGCAAGTGTCGCCACAATGTATGAGACCTTTTCGCCACCACCGAGCATCACGCGATAGTCGTTGTACAAGTCTATATATTCCACATCTTCGATGCGTATCCTTGCCTGTTGTAGCCTTTTTAACGGCTCGCGGTTAAAATTCAATATCTCAAATACTTTCATTTTCAACTAAATTATGTACCTTTGTATTGCCAATCATTTATAACAACAAAAAAACCAGTACGGTGCAGCAGGAGGCATAGGCCCCCGGTTGCGCATCGTACTGGTGTGTTGTTAATAAATGATTGGCGTCTATATTAACAGGCCGTGGGCTTTTTTACATCCTCCCCCGAAAGGATTTTTTAAGCGTTGTACTTGCTCAAATCTATTGCATCTTTATTCTTCCAGCCATTTTCCTGCAGCTGTTCATGTATGATGTCACGAATCATCCATAGTTCCGCTTTCGTTTTACCGAGTACCACGCCGTCATCACAATATCTGTAAAAATAACGTACGCCGCACTTGTCTTTCAGATAATGGTCTAAGAAAACAGACAATAACAGATTCCCCGCCCCTTGCGAGCTGCGCAGCCCGAAACTGATGCCCTCAGGCAGAATATACACGCTGCCAAGTCCTGCGTCCTCACAATTATCACAAATTACAAAATTATAAACCCAACTTCTGTTTGATTTTATTAAGAAGGCGCCTATCGGCAATGGTCATAATGCAAGGAGTATCATCTGAGGCTTCATATATATATTCACCAACAGCACCCTCACGAACCTCATAGTATTTATCGCTTGTGTCGCATAAGTACTTGCCGACAAGTGTATCGGCAGTACCATGCAGCCAATAATCAAGACGATATCGCACAAATAAGGTCGGTTCGATATGTAAGCCAAACCAAACGCATTGTTTGTTTGGATTATTTTCATCATACCCAGCCGAAACATACACGTCAAAAGAAGCACCTGGGGTGTAATCACGTTCCTCAGCATTCCGATAAAGATCAGCAGCAATTTGTGTGTTTCCAACAGTTCCTGGAACACTAATTACATTACTCTTGCCAATATAGCCTTCCACGCCATGTGCCTGTCGTCGGGCATTGAAATCAGCAAACGCACCCTGTAGTTGAGTCTTGTCTTCAGAACTCATGAAGCCATTTCTACTCTTCGTAGCCAAAGGCTTACACTGCTCCAAGTCATATATACGCTTAGCCTGTTCTGTAATACTATTGCCAAAGGAATCTATTGAAGCAGCAATCACATCGAGCTGTGCCTTATCGGAGGCAGACATCAACCCATCTTTTTCACTTGTTGCAGCATCGTGCAAATCACTATACGAAGGAATAACACATTCTCGCGACACTATATATTGTGTAGATGTACCTATATCCAACTCACCACTGCCTTTATAAGGGGTATATACTTTCCCATCGTTCAGACGAAATGCTACAGGAGTTCCATACGCGTAAAACTCTTCCTCGGTTTGCCCTATAACTTGCTGACAACTATATCGTTCTATGTTGGTCATACTTTTGCGCAATCCGAACCATATCATATACTTCTTACTGTCTGCACCAGACTTTATGCCTTGCGTGCAAAACACTTCAAAAGGTCTCCCTTTTGTGTACTCTGTTGGAATCGAACTGTCATATAGACCTTTATTAACAGCGCCACCTAACGTGAGGTTATTTGTATCGAAGATATTATTTGGACCAAATAGTTTTGTGTCTCCTGCGGCCGCGTACAAGGCTCTTGCAGTGCGTGCGCCCTCGGCAGAAATATCACTTAATCCATCTAACTTCGTCTTGTCAGCTGCCGTCATCACACCTGCCTTAGCAGTTGTTGCTTGTGATATAATTAGCTCTCTCGTGCCGCCTGTGGTAAAAATCGGGGTTACAATCTTAACCTCTGTGGCGGTAGAGTTCTGCTCGCGCAGTTTGAATCCGTCAAGCCTGCGGTATATGTCATAGCGGAGCAGCCCTGTGCCCCCCGTCCATGCGTTTGGCAGCTGCACCTGACTGTAGTCGGTCTCGGCCGTGTCGTTGGCAGCGCCCCAGTGCTTGAAGCGGAGAAACTGGTTATAGTCGCCGTGCTGATATATCCACAGTTTGCCACTCAATACCGTGCGAGTCTTATCTGATGGCGATGAGTACACATAATTCTTACTTGTGCCTTGAACTCCATCTTGGGCTGTGGCACCATATACAACCAAATTACCCTCTTCGTCACTCCACACATAGAGATTAGTTCCACATACATATATTTTATCCTTACGTGGAGTTTTACGACCATCATCAAGGTACATTGATGCAGCGTGCGTGTTATCGCCTATAGCCCAATTATTATAGTAGTGACCGTCTTTCTTAGCGCAAAAACGCTTGTTCTTGATGTCATAATATACGCCATCAATCGACATTACGGATAAGTACTCTATTATAACTCCTTCGACAAAACCATCAAAGCGAGCTGAAGAACCATTCATTGCCAAGTTTATACAATCGGCATAGGGCGATATCATCGAAGCTGCCGTATTGGCTTTGCTTGCTGCTTTGTTTGCCGTGTCCGCTGCTGAATTTGCCGTAACTGCTGCTGAATTTGCCGTAACTGCTGCGTCAGTTGCAGGCTTTGAGAGAAGCGACAAAGGAGCTGTTACGAGCTTTTTACCCTGCATGGCAGGCAAACCCGTAAGACCATCGAGAGTGGAGACGGTCTCAATCTCCGTAATATCGTTGCTCTCGGTCTTGATTTCATCAAGCACGGCTAGCTTGATTTCTTTCTTTTCTTCTGCTGTCATAATTATTCTCCTTATTATTTAAGAATTCATTACAATGGCCTTATAGTCTTTACCATCATATACTAAAAGGAAACTAAGATTTCTATTGATTCCTATTCCTACATCATGTATTCCAGTCTTTTCTGCTCCCCCCTGGTAAATATGCGGAAAGCTATCATTTTTCAAAGGCTGTTTATTGTTGTCAAACACCACAGTGCTATATCCGCCAACATAAATTGGCTTGCTTCCGAAATTGACCACATCAAAACGGAACGAAAACTTTCTCTGCTCTTCTTTCCTGATGATACCACACCCAATGCACGATAGTAGTGAATACTTGTCTGGCAGGATAATCGCGCATCCATCATAATTGCTCTTTACACATATCCTATTGCCCCATAAAGGCGGCTGAATTAATTGTACCTGATTATTTTCATTAAAATCATCGACAACATCAAGACACATACCTTCCACTATTCCGTCTTGACACACATGTCCACTGCCGAGCATAGCAAACTGGAAGCCGTAACTATTGGTAGTTTTCATAGTGGAACTGGTGCTACTGAAATAATCCATATCCATCACATTGGCTACGGCAATATTCAGCCAGTCATATTTCTTATTCGTTTCATTCTTCAAGGTAAAATGATTGTTCTGCCTATAATTGAATGCATATTCCCCGACTATCGATCCGCCTATACCTGCTTGTACTTTCAGCTTACGCTCTTCGCTGTTTGTGGAAAATACATTCTTGAAGTCATCTGTACCTATCTGCAAAGAACCTTTTCCATTGGTGATGATGTTACCATTATCGATTACGAATTTTCCTATATTACCCTTCGCTGCATTTATTTCGCCACTGAACTTTCCGTTCACAGCCTCCATGCTACCGTCCCCCAGTATCTTAAAGTTACCGTTGGCCGTCACCAGTCCCTCCAGCTTGATATTGTCAGCCGTCAGCTTGATGACGGTTTTCTTATTGCCCCCTGCATCCGTTTCCTCTACGCCCACTCCTATCAGAGCCAGTTTGCCGTTTGCATCCTTAATATAGATTCCCGTACCTTCGGGTTGAACCATCAGTCCCGTCTCTTCCAATGCCCGCTCATCCTTGTCATACACGGCTGCCGATATTTTCACCAGTCGCTCCGACTGCTCAAACAGCGTTTTGTACTTGTACGTCAGCGCCTCAATCTTGTCTGTGCTCAGCACAAGCATATACAGATAGATGTCTCCGCCAAACGCCAGCTTGAAGTCGCCCGTGCCGTTCCACAGTCCGCTGCAGGTGTATTGCACATAGCCGTCGGTAGCAGCGATTTCCTCGATTACCTCCATACTGTTGAAGTCCGCAAACCCCGTCTTGTCAACATTCTCAAAACCAATCTTCAGCGTGCCTGCCTTTGCACAGCGATAAAAGAAACTCAGATACACTGGCAAGGCTTCCTTTTTTCCGGCGCTGTTTGTCGGAAAGGTCGGCACAAAGCGCAGATGCTCATTCTTCTGTCGGATATACTTATTGCGAATCCGCACCACCTTGCGTCCCATGTCAGTCACCACGTTCGCACCATCACCCTTCTTCGATAGTGCTGCGCCATTGGCCCACACCCATTTGTTGCCAACGAGAAAGAATACCGTCTCATTCTCCGAATCCCACTTCGCCATCCCCGATGCAAACGTCGGGTTATTAAGGTAGCTCTTATCACTCACGATATCGTTCCTCACACTGTCAATGGCACTCTGTACCTTACCCTCCGTTATCTCAAACCGAGTCTTCACGTCTTCTCCAGTCTCCAGCACGAAAGTTCCCTTCATAAAGGCATTGTCCGCATATAGTCCGTTTCCCTTTGGCTGGCGATCTGCCGGAAACTTGTCGTCCATGATGCCGTCCAGGTTACCGAACCTTGCACGCAAAGCATTGTCAAAGGTCTTGCCACTCACGCCGTCCATCACATCCACTCTCGGCTGGCCGTCCTCGGTGGCCGATATGAGCACCATATTTTGGCGGTCCGTGTTTGCCGTGTTGCCCATCAGCACGCACTCATCGCCCTCCTTCGGTTCCACGCCCTCAAACTCCTCCTTCGCCACCACGATACCGGCCTCCGTAACATCGGCCACTTCCACCCAGTAGCTCCGCAGGTCTGTACCCGTGAACGTCTGGCAGCGCACCAGGTCATGTCGCACGAACATGTTCTCCTGCTCGAAGCTGATGAGGTAGTAGTCGCCCTGTTCCTCCACAGCCTTTATCTTCCCGTTCGCAGCGCTCACGCATATCTGGCCGCCCACGCTCCGCACCTTGTTTATCAGCAGCTCAAACACGTTCATCACCTGACGCACCGTCAGTTTGTCCACAATCAGGTGCGACAATCGGTCCTCATCCATACCCAGTTTCCAGCCCCTGTCCGTCAAGCCTCCGCCGGTATAGTCCCCGCTGCTGAGCAGCTCCTTCACCACAGCCGTCAGCAGCTCCGCGTTGCCCTTGCCGTCAACAAAGCCGTTCTCCTCCTCGCCGAACACCACGCCCTGCTCAAAGGTTATCCGCCCCTTCGTGCGGTCATTGCGTTTCCTGCTCAGAAATTCCTGCTCGCTCCTTCTTGCCGAAAACAGATTGTTGTCCGTAGGCAGAGTCGTGTCCCAAGAGCGTATCATGTCAGGTAGCTCCACAGTGTTCGCCTTCACCTCGCTCCGCACGTTCTCTATCTCGTCCGCCATGCGGCTCTGCGTCGTTTGCGACAGCACGTCGCTTATCTCGATGTCAGCCTCCGTCGGGCGCGCCAGCTTCTGGTCCACCACCGTTATGCGGCTCTCACGGTAGCCGCTCGCAAAAAAGCGGTCACTCTCCAGCCGCACCCTTTGCCCCATGCACGGCACAACGCCGCGCTTCTTCAGCGCCACATAGTCCGTTGAGCATTTGTACACGCTTTTGTCCAGGCAGTGCTCGTCCATGTATTTTTCCACCGCCGTTGCATACTCCTCCTCCGCTATCGGGTAATACTCGTCCGGCATCCTCACGTTCCACAGTATATAGGTGTCCTCCGCTTTCGGCTCCAGCACTCCGCCCGGCACCTGCGTGTCGTCATCGTATGGCCATATCGTTATCAGCTCAAACTCCCGCGTCGCACTGTTATAGTTCACCTCAAAGTAGTGCTCCCCGTCCTCGTCGTTGCCCAGACCGGCCAACTGCCCCGTCTGGAACGTCACGCGCTTCACCAGACCTCCTATCTCATATTCGTTCGGATCGAAGTTCATCTCGCCGTCCGTGAAGTAGTATATGTCGAAAGGCTTGCCGTCATCGCCCTTTTTCGTCTCCTTCCTCACCGAGCTCACCTTGCCCGTGCGCCGCGGGTATATCTCCTGGAACGCCGTCTGCTCGAAGTGCTCCACAATGCCCAGCTCCGTGTTCCGTTCCACATACGTCGCACGGCTCGGCAGCAGCAGTCGGCTGCTGCCGTATTTCTCAGCGTCTATGTTGCGGCTGCTGCCTATCGGGAACAGTCGGGTGAAGAACTTCACGTTGTCAGCCGAGTCACGCTCTATGCTCAACAGACCGTTGCCGTAGCCCAGCGTCACCTCGTCGCCCCTCTCGCAGCGGCACACGTTCACCGTCATGCCCTCTATCCACCATTCCGTCCCGGCCTCGTCGGCTATCTTCTTCAGAGCGTCGTTCCCGTACAGACCCTCCGAGTAGTCCACCACGATGTTGCCCGTAGCCTCCACCTTGCCCACCTTCCAGTCCGTTATGCCGCCCATCCAGCGGTTCAGGTTCTTCACCACCAGGGCCACATGCTCACGCGCCGTCGCCGTGTAGCTGAATACAGGCGAGTCCTCCGTGTTCAGCATCAGCGCCTGTTTGATAAGGCTCGCCGCACCGTACAGTTTCACCGAGTACGTCCATTTCCTGCGCCCCGTCTGCTTCGGCGTGTACGTCTCCACACACCAGAACTTCCGCCCTTCCCACACCGTCCAGTCGTTCAGCTCCAGTGTCACGCACTCCTGGCTGTCCAGCGACACGCTCAGGTAGTCGTCACCGCCCACCTCCTCGTGGTGAGTGCTGCTACTGTCGGGCACCAGCGTTGTCCTCAGCCGGTTCCGTTTGTCATATATCTTCAGCTCCATGTCCTTTGATGTCCTTTTTATCGTTGTTTTATCGTTGTTTGAATACCTTGCAAACGCCGTTTCAGTACAGAGGCTTAGGCTCCCTGAATTTCAGCCGCATCCTGCTGCACACGCCGCCTTCGCCTATCGGCGTCAGTTGCTCCGTCTCCGTTGCCCCCAGATACCGCAGTCTGAACGTGCGGTCTATCTCCGGCAGCCTCACCTCCAGCCATCCGTCCTTGCCCGTCCGCAGCATCGTGAAGAACCTGCCGTAGTTCACGAAGTACGCCTGCGCCGACTCAGCCCATAGGCAGAAGTACAGCTCCACGTCACGCGCCTGAAGGTGCAGCTCTATTTCTTCCGGCAGCTCCTCTCCGTCAGCGTCAGGGTTGTCCACCACCGTCAGCTCCTTCGTCGTGCTCGGCTTCAGCAGAGCCTCATAGTTTGTCCATTCACCCTCCTTCTTCTCCGTCAGGAACACGCCCCATTCCTGGGCTGCGTCCTTGTCGTTTATGTACAGCAGACCTTTCGTTATCTCCATGCTCTTTCCTCCTTTTTTCTTACCTTGTTTTAATGCCGTCCCTACGCAGCGTGGTCAGGTCGTCCTTCATGTCACGCATGTCCTTGCGCATCAGTTTCAGCGTCTCGCTGCACTCGCCCGTGTTCGTATCTATACGTTTCAGGTGCCCCAGAGCCGTCTGCATGCTCCCCGCCACATTCTCCACGTTCGTGTCTATGTTCGTCTCGTGCACCAGCATCGCCGTGTACAGACCCTCCAGTTTCGTTATGCTCTCCTGCGAGGCCGTCGTGTATGCACCGCTCTTTCCCGTCTGCGTCGTGCTGTCCCCCTGCCACAAGTCCAGCCCCTTCTCCTTCGCCATCTGACGATACTTCTCCAGCAGCGCGTTGAAGGTTCCCTGCTGGCTCAGAGCATTGTCCGTCATCTCGTCCAGAATCCGCACATAGTTGCCAAACTTCTCCTCGTCCGTCAGGTCCTCGCGCTTCATCACGTCCAGCATCTCCTCCTGAGCCTTCTCCAGCAGTGGGGCTATCGTCACCGTGTATATCATCTGCTCCGCCAGCTTCTCCAGCATACCCGTCAGCGAGTCCGCAAAAGCCTTCCCCGCATCAGTACCGTTCTTGAAGGCATCCACCAGAGCGTCCGTCAGCGTCTGCCCAAGGTCGCCGAACACACCCTCAAAGTAGTCCTTCACAGACTCCCAAGCCTCCTCTGCCTGGTCATATAGGTCTATGATATACTGCAGGGCCTCCTTGTCATTCTTCGCAAACTCACGGCTGTTCATGATGCTCTCAGCCAGCTCGCGGTTAAAGTTCCCCGCACTGTCTATCAGCTCAGGATAAACGTCCAGTATGCTGCTGTACGTATCCTTGCCCTTGCCCCAGCCGAACAGCCCCGTCTTCTTATGGCCCGTCTTTATCTCAATGTCAGCCAGTCCCGAGTACGCATCCTTCAGCTCCGAGTAGCCCTTGTTCACCATCTTGTTCCAGAAGGCATTCCCAGTATCAAGGTATCCGAACTTCTGCTGCTGCTCAGCCGTGCCCGCAATCTCCGCCTTCAGGCCAGCGTAGGCATCCTTCATCACCCTCACAGCGTTCGCAGCCTTCCCGTAAGTGTCCGTGCCGAATATCGTCTGGGCCTTCTCCATCTCCAGGTTCTGCTCCATCAGCAACAGGTTATACTCACGCTGCTGAGCCGTCACCTCCTCCATGACTTTCTCCAAAGCAGCCTTATGACGCGCACTCGCCTGAAAAGCCTTCGTCACCCAGCCGATAGCCTCGCCCGCGGCAGCAGCTATGCCGCCAACGACGCCGCCCTCAGCAAAGCCACGGCCTATGTTGCTCACACTCGTCATCACACCCTGCACAGCATCCATCGCCTCAGCCATGCCATCGTTACCCGCCGTCTCAAACATCTCGCTCAACCTCCCGGCCAGGTCGCCAACCATCTCAGCAGAAGCCGCAGCAGACTCACCAAGGCGCTTCAGCTTAGCCTCAAGGCCCTTCTCCTCACCATCCTCGCCGTGCTTGAACAGCTCCCCAACCGCATCAGTCAGAGCCCTGAACGGATTCTTACCGAGCACCTCCTTCTTCAGCTTCTCATACTGCTCCGTCAGAGCCTTCAGCTTCTCAGGGCTCTTCTCCAGAGCCTTCAGCTCAGCCGGCGAAAAACCAAGCCCCGCCATATCCTTCTGCGTGATCCTCCGCTCCGTCTTTCCGTTCCCGTCCTTTATCACAGCCGTGCCCTCAGCGTCCTTCGTCCCACGCAGATAGTCCATCAGCACCTTTGTCCTGTCTATTATCTTCTGCACCTCAGCCACACTCTTCTCCGAAGTGTCAGCAAACAAGTCCACAAGCACCTTGTTCTCCTTGCCCAGCTCCGTCAGCTGAGCCTCGTCCACAGACTTCAGCGCAGCACGCTCCTGCTTCGCCAGCTCTGCCAACGCACGCTCCTTCACATCCTCGCCTATAGGACGCCCGTCTGCGTCCACAGCCTTCTCTATATGAGCACGATCCTTAGCAAACTTCTCGCGGATGCTCTTGCGCTGCTCCTCGTAGTCTTGGTACTTGGCGAGCAAATTCTGATAGAGCTTTGCTTCGGAATTTTGCTTGTATGCGTTTGCGGCTTCAGTATATTGTTTCAGATAGTTTTTTTGGTCAGCACTCAAATCATCCACAGTAACAGTTGGGCGCTTCAACCCTTGTTTCTTCCAGTCAGGATGAGCCTGTTCAAATGAGAGGTCTGATATATTCTGAAGTTCATCAACCCATTCTTGCTGGCGCAAACGGTTCGCTTCGATAAGTTTATCGTAATTGAGATTTATCGTTTCAAGTTCCTTGTCAAAACCCTCTTGCAAGCCGTCAATCTCCGCTTGTTTCAAATCAAATGCGGTTTGCTTTTCTGACGCTTCTTGTTTACGTTGTGCCGCTTCTACCTGACGCCCTTTCTCTTCTTGCTCTGCAGCCTTTATATTAGCTTTTTCTTGAGGTGTAAGACCTGTGTTCTTTGTCTTTTTTGTTGTCTTTTTTGTTTTCTTTGATGTGTCACCACCTGCAGCCTCATAGTTTGCCTTTGCCTTCTTTTCTTCATCGCGTGCCTTGCGCAATGCTGCAAGATAGGACGCTTCATCAGGATAAAGGGAACGATTGTTGCGATTCTTTATGACTTTATTTACTTCATTCTGTGCATTAGTCCATGCGGTTTTTGCATCTTTCATGAAGTCTTTAGAGGCATTCTCGTGTATGCTTTTCATACGAGCAGTGGCCGATTTGATGCGGTTTTGCAATTCGTCTACACTAGTTGCAACACTCTCTCCTGGAAGTTTTACAAGTTTCTTGCCTTGCTTGTTCGCAGAGGAGATACAATTTTTGTAGAAGTTGATAGTCTTTTGAGCGGTCTCTGCGTTCATACTATTCAACTTTGCCATAAACTTGTTATGGTTATCTGTTCGCACTTGCTGCACATCTTTCCACACCGTACCCTCTGAAGCTTTAATCAACGATTCTATAGCGGAGTTGAACGTCTGAAACGTGCCACGCACGTTCCTTACTTCTTTATTATATTTCTTGTCAAGGTTCTGATAGAGATTATAATCAGAATCTGACATAGTCAAGCGTCCCGTCTTATAATATTCTTTGCGTAGTTCGAGGTATTTTTTTAAGTCAGCCACTCGTTGTTGATCTGCCTTTAAATTACCTTCGCCTTTAAGATTACGTTCTTCACGAAGTTCCTCGTTATATTCCCGGCGCGCCTCCGTCAGTTTGCCAATAAGTTCCTTTTCGGTCCTGTATTTCTCAAAGACTGACGGCATCAATTTCTTTAGTTTTTCTAGAGCTTCTAGTTTGTCTTGTTCCGCTAGATTCTCATCTGTTATGGTGCTTATACATTTTTCAATCGCTTCTTTTTTGTCATTGATTGCATCTGTCTGTTCTTTCTCACGGTCAGCCGCACGTTGAGCCTCGTCAGCGGCAGCAGAGCAATTCTTTGAATATATAACCAGCGCAGCGGCAGCAGACAAAATAACAGTTGCAAGTAACACATAAGGATTTTCATTTGCTATTATATTGAAGGCTTGCTGTGCAGCTGTTGCAAGTCCCAATTCTTTACGGAACATAGCCACAAGGCGAATGTTTTCAACAAAAGAAGCAGCATTCTGTACTGCCAGTGTTGCGATCAAAGCTGTTTTATAACTGCCATATACCGCAACAAGCGACATAAGGGCTTTTCCTACCGCTTCATAGTTCTTTACAAGTTCTGAAGCCACTTCAACGCTGCCCGTTAAAATACCCTCACTCTTTTCGCCCATGGCATTGAACATGTCGTCAATAGCACCTTCCAAATTAGAGATTTGTCCCTTCAAACCTTTGCTTTGCTTATCCAGCATGCCATGAAACTTGCCACCCTCTGCGGTTGCGTCTGCAAATGCTTGCGCCACCATTTCAGAGCTGATAGCACCAGCGGACATTTCGTCTTTGAGTTGTCCTATGCTTTTGCCAGTTTTTTCCGATATGGTAGCGAGTGGATTGAAACCGGCATTTATCATCTGGAGCAAATCTTGCCCCATCAGTTTTCCCGTAGCCGACATTTGCGAAAATGCAAGTACAAGCGAGTTGAAGCGGTCACGGTCGCCCATGGAGATGTCACCAATCTGCTTTAGTGTCGGGATGACCTTCTCCGCCTCGATGTTGAATCCGAGCATAGTTTGCGCTCCTCCTGCAAGATCATTGAGCATAAGCGGTGTGTTCACGGCATATTCACGCAATTCACCGAAGAACTGCGTAGCTTTGTCCTTGCTGCCTAACAATGTTTCAAACGAGATACTGAGGTTTTCCACTTCCTGGCGCACATCGATCATTGTTTTCACAAATTCCACAGCCTTCTGTGCCGTGAACACACCGCCAATGGTCATGCCGACTCGTTTCAAGGACTCATCAAGCAAATTAGCCTTAGTCTGGGCATCTAACATGCCCTGGCTAAGGTTCCCTTTCATCAATAATTCTACTTCTACAGCTTTCATGTCATTTCTTCAGTCTTGTTTGAAAACACTCCAGAATCTCCTGAGCGGTCCGCTTCCCTTTCACTTTACGCGACGGCCCAGAATCTTCCTTGCCCTTCACCTTCACATACCGCGGGGCATCGGCAAGCATCAGCACCAAAGTCTCCCAGTTCACACCCCACAGCATATAGTCCACGCTCCAGCCTGTCGCCTGAGCCACCTGCCAAAGCATACCGAAGAGGCTATGTGAACCCTCATACTTAGTTCTTAACTCCCCTTCTTTTAATGGCTCGCTATCGTCGGCTTCAGCGGATTCGTCGCCGCCGACAATGCGATAATATTCTCGAAACCCCGAGTACCCAGCAGAAGCGTCCAGCGTCGGAAAGCAGCCTCAAGCCAAACGTCATCCACCCACCAGCGCAGCAACCAAGCCACCACGCCCGACAGTAGCAGCCCGCTCCACTTCCCCCTGCATATCGTCAGAGCAACAATCCGGCTCACAGTGCGACCGTGCTCACCAAGCCAAGACAGACGCTCAGCCTCTGTCATCGCCTCCAGCTCCGCGTGAGTCACGTTCAGGCCCGCAAACAGACGAGCTATACGTATCTGACCGCCAAGACGCGGACGGCCCATCCTGAAACGCAGACGTATCGCCTCCTTGCGCCACGGCAGACGCAACTCCTTAAAAGGAACGGAGACACCAACGTCCAAAAGTGCCTCCGCTGCCTCCTTCTCAATATGGCTGTCCTTCATCGCTCTCGGTGTTTATCTATCCAGCCACATCATCAATGCTGTAAGGCTTGCTACCGTCGTCCGGAATCATCACCTCAACCTCAACCTTCACCTTCGACACACTGTCCAAGTTCAGGTCGCCGTCAATGTATGCCGAGATGAAAGCCTTCCGGATGTTTATCTCGTGCGACGAGTCCGTCTGTATCGTCAGTGGACTCGTTATCTGCACCAGGTCCGATGGAGCTTCCCAGCCCGTCGCTTTCTCCGCTGTCTTCTTCACCACACCGCCCATCAGAGCTGCCATGTTCTCGTAGTCCATCTGGATCAAGTCAAAGCTCGGGGCAATCGTGCCGTTCGACTTCGGAATCACAAGCACAGGGCCGCCATGCTTCTGGGCAGCGTTGATCTTAGTCACCTCGCCCTTCGCACCGTTCAGCTTGAAGCTGTTTTCCTCGATGTAGCCAAGCTTTTTTTCGCCTACCTTAACGACCGCCAGGCCGTACATAAAATCGTTCATAAATCTTCATTGTTAAAATTGTTATTACCGTGCAGACTATTCCGCCTGCAATAAATACACACCAGTCCACCCACCACAGCCCTCGCTCTTTCGAACGTTCTTCAACCGCCGTTTGAGCACTGTCCTGAAGATGAGCGTTCTTCACGCTCAGGCGCTCGTTCTCCGCCTCATAATACGCACACAGACGCGCCAAACTGTCGCAGCCGCTCTCTATCACCAGGGTAGGAGGCTTGCCGCCCGCGTTCTGCTTCACACTCGCCTTCACGTGCGCACGGCCAGAGCTCGCAGCATAGCTCGCTCCTTCAGGCAGTCGCCACAGACCGGAGTCAAGCGCTATCTCCAGCAATGCCGTGTCCGCCTTCACCGGCGCCGTCCACCACGCCTTCATCACGCTCGTCGCGGCGCTTGCGCTGTCCTTTCGCACTGCGCTTGCCGACACTTTGTTTTCCGACCTCACCGTCTGTCTCGTCGAGCTGCAGCTCGCTGCTGACAGGACAAGCAGCCCTGTGAGGACATAGCTGAATAGCCTCAATGGCACGCGACAGACGGTTGACAGCACGTCGCGTGAGGTTGTTTTCAGCCACCAGTTTCTCTGTGATCTTTGTCGTCTCTTCATATTTCTTCTGCGTTTCAACAAGCAGCGTCGATACGTCTTCGTACATCACCTTGTAGGTGTCATGCACGCTCTTCGCCGTCTCGGCCTCCTTCACCTTGCGGTTCGCAACCCAAGCGATGGCGGCACCTATGCCGCCCGAGGGTATAGCCCACTGCAGGATTTGCATGATTACTGTGTCCGCCATCCTTGTTTCCTTTTTATTCGTTATTTACTCTGTTTTCACACTCTCCTTACTGCCTAATTCCGATGCTCTCTAACCATGCCTTCACGTCAAAACTCGGGCAGGCTTTAGTCACGCCTGGCAGGTCACGGTGACCCACAATCTTGATCTGTGGAAACCTTTCATGAAAGTTTCTCACGTAGTCAGTCATAGCCTTCAGCTGTGCCGCCGTGCGCGTGTCCTTGGCCGTCTTGCCGTCCTTAGCCAAACCGCCGGCATACACCACATGGCGGCTCACCGAGTTATAGCCCGCAGCACCGTTGGTCACCTCCCAGGGGTCCACCTCCGCATCCTCGTTGTTCTTCACCAGGCGCTCCACTGTTCCGTCAAGATGGAACAAATCGGTGTAACCCACCTGCTTCCAGCCCCTGCCGCCCTTCTTCACTGGGTCAGTGTGCCAATGGCGTATCTCTTTAGAGCTTACCTCACGGCCTTCTGGCGTGGCTGTGCAGTGCAGCACCAGATATTTCATCCTTGCCATAGCCTAGCCGATGGGGTCAGCATACTCTGCCAAACCGCGTTCCACAACGTCATGGGCACGATCCTGCTCAAATTCAAGCACCTCACCTGCCTCGTGCACCACGCTCAGGTCTTCCTTGTCGCGAAACTTTGCCACGACCTTCACACTCACTGTCTTTTTCTCTGCCATAATTTTTTTTATTTTAGTTGTATTTATTACCTGGGCGGAGGCGGTTCCACGCACTCCGCCGTTCCCAGTTTCTATCCCTCGGGCACGTAATTGAACTTCTTGGTCTTTCTCCAGTCCATCACCACAATCTCCTCGCCGAAGCCAACGTTCGTGTCGGCCTTCATCAACAGCTTGAAGAAGTACAACTCCGATGCGTTGCTCAGCTTGTCTATCTGGATCACGCTCTCGTCGTCCTGAAGGTTCACCGCAGCGAATAAGTTGCCGTCCGCATCGGGCGAGCACAGCGTCGCCATGATGAGCGAGTCAGGCCAGGCGGCCACAGTCTCGATGGCGATGCCCTTGAAGCGCTTACTGTTCACCTCGCTCTCGTTAGAGTTCTTGTGTTCGCGCTCTGTCAGTTCCTTGTCGTACTGGTCAAAGTCGTCAACGCTCATCAGAATGCGCAGGTTCGGGTTCTCGCGCATCGCCTTGGGGATGGCGTTGCGCACAGCATACAAGCGGTCTATCATCGAGGTGGGGCCCTCAGGGTTCACCACAATTACGTCGCTTACCTTGGCTGCTTGCGTCAATATGCCGTCCATCAGCTGGTCGTCGGTGCCACCGCTCACATACTCGCCGTTCACAAACAGGTTGCCAAGCTCAAACTGCACCTGCTTCGACAGCGCCTCCAGAAGAGCGTTTTGGGCCTCGGGAGGAAGTTCCGGAAACACCAGGTTGCCCTTAGGCTGCCACTTTCTCCATATCTGCTCAAAAGTTCGTGGGTTAAACACCGTGAACGCCATGAAGTCGTGGGGCTCCAAGGTCTGCTCGCTGTAATTGAAGTCGCCCTGGGCATCGCTCTTCTGAGGGTCTTCCTTGCGCTTCTGCAGCATCTTGCCCGCCTTTATGCGTGGCACGCTGATTTTCTTTTCCACACCGGGAATCACCATGATGAGTCCCTTGTCCACAAGCTCGTTACCCGTGGTCGCAACGGTCAGGATGCGCTCAAGCACCTCACCGTTATAATTTGTGTTTTTTACTACTATTGCCATTTGTTTTCCTTTTTATGGTTCTTCTGTCTCTCTCGTCCTTTACTGGAATTGGCGCTTCATGCGCGCTTCCCTGATTTGCTTCTGGCGCTGCTCCCATGGTCCGTCGCTCACGCCGGGCTGCACGTGCAGGTCGTTCATCACCTTGCGCTTCGGGGTCAGCGCGGAAAGCACCTTCTTGCCCTCGTCCATGTTTCCCTTCAGAATCTTCTCGAAGGTCGGGCGGCTTTCAGCATTGATGCGGCCGTCCTGCTCAGCTGCGTCCAGCAGTTCCTTGCGCTCAGCCTCTGCGTCGGCCTCGGCTTCGTCCTCAAAGCCCTTCAGCTTCGTCTTCAGCTCTTTGTTCTCGTCCTCCAACGTCTGTGCCTTGCTGGCAAGGGTCGCATAGTGCTGAGCCCTCGCCACAACTTCTTCATCACTCTTGCAGTCCTTAAACTGCGCCTGTTTCTTCAGTTCTTCTAATGTCATATCGTTCGCTTTTTGTGGCTCGTTCCTGAGCCGGTTGTTGAATGTCGTGTATATCTCCTCTGGAGTGCTGTCCTCAGCCACGGGGTCCGCATCATAAATGCCGTCTATCAGCCTCATCTGCAGGGCCTCCTGCGCCGTCAGCCAGTGGTCTGTACCGTCAAAGTATTGGGCTTTCACATCTTCTTTGCTCATGCCCATGCGTTGGGCGTACATCTCGCCCAGACTGTCCTCCAGACTCTCTATCTCCGCGATGCACTTAGCCATCTCTTGCTTGTTACCGTAGCAGCCACCGCTCACGCTGTGAAGCATCAGACGCGCATACCGGCTCATCTCCACCGGCTTGCCGCACAGCGCTATCACGCTCGCCATGCTCGCCGCCACACCGTCCACGTAAAGACGTATGTCGGCATTGCTCTGGCGGATGGCGTTGTAGATGGCTATACCGCTGAACACGTCGCCGCCGTTCGAGTTGATGCGGATGTCTATACGCTCACTCTCCTCGGCGCAGGCTGCCAACTCGGCGGCTATCTGCCCGCTCGCCACCTCGTAGCCGATGTCGCCATACATGTAGATGGTGCTCACGCTCGCCGCTTTCTTGATATTGAAATATTTGCTCATTGTCTCCTTCTTTGTCGGGCAGTTTGCCCATGTTGCGGTTGCAAAGTTAATGGCTTTCCAACCTCATTCCATACCCCCTATTTTATCATGAAACGTTATGCCGGCATCATAACGCCGCAACTTGTCATCATGCTTTTCACTCGCTCGGATTCACTCCTTTTCACGGTAATTTTGCACTGCATTTATTCACATTATAAACAGATTTTTCAATGGCAGATTTAACCAATACACAGAAAAAGGAGTGGGCTCGCACGCTTTATCTCCGAGAAAACCTCACACAGCAGGAGATTGCCGACCGTGTGGGAGTGTCACGCGTCACAGTCTCAAACTGGTGCCGCGGCGGCAAATGGGAGGAACAGAAGGTCGGACTCACGCTCACACGACGTGAGCAGGTACAAAGCCTCTATCGTCAGGTAGCCGAAGTCAACAACGCAATACAGCTCAAACCTGAGGGGCAACGATACCCTGATGCTAAGCAGGCCGACACTATCGTGAAGCTCACATCCGCAATACGAAACATGGAGCAAGAGGTGGGCATCGCCGACCGCATCGCTGTGCTCACTGATGTCATCGAGTGGATGCGACCATCCGACCTCGACAAGGCAAAGGAGCTAACCTCGCTTTTCGACGCTTACATCAAGGACAAACTATAACAGCGTATGAAACAGACTGACCGTATAGCACTGCAAAACTGGGAAAAGTTCAAGGACAACATCGCGCGCGCAACGCCAGTCGATCGCTCCATGTCACAGGCCGAAATACAGAAGCACCGGGCATGGCTTGAAGCACGACCGCTCGAATGGATAAAGTTCTTTTTTCCAAACTTCGCACAGTACGAGTTCGCACCATTCCAGCGCCGGGCTATAAAGCGCATAACCTCCAACCCTGAGTGGTTCGAGGTGCTCTCATGGAGCCGTGAGCTCGCAAAGTCCACATGCACCATGTTCTGTGTCATGTATCTCACCCTCACCGGGCAGAAACGCAACGTCATTCTCACGTCCAGTTCTTTCGACAATGCCGTCCGGCTTCTCGACCCTTACCGGGCAAACCTCGAAGCCAACGGACGCATCATAGCATATTACGGACAGCAGCAGTCCGTCGGAGCATGGACAGAGGCAGAGTTCATCACCAAGCAGGGCGTGGCATTCCGTGCGCTCGGAGCAGGACAGTCACCACGTGGCTCCCGCAAGGATGCCGTACGTCCCGACGTCCTGCTCGTAGACGACTTCGACACAGACCAGGACACGCTCAATCCCGACATCATACAGAAACGATGGGACTGGTGGGAGAAGGCGCTTTACCCAACGCGCTCTGTCTCTGAGCCTACACTGGTGATCTTCTGCGGCAACATCATCGCCAAGGACTGCTGTGTCGTCCGTGCTGGAGCAATGGCCGACCATTGGGACATCGTTAATATCCGCGACAAGGACGGACACTCCACATGGCCCGAGAAAAACTCTGAGGAGCACATCGACCGTGTACTCGCCAAGATTTCCAAGAAGTCAGCACAGGGCGAGTACTTCAACAACCCCATCTCTGAGGGCGAGATATTCTCCGAGATGGCGTTCGGAAAGGTGCCACGGCTCTCCAAGTTCAAGTTCCTCGTGGCTTACGGCGACCCCGCTCCGGGCGAAGGCAAGGGCAAAAAAGGCAAGTCGTTCAAGACGGTCTCACTCCTCGGCAAGCTCTCCGGCAAGCTGTACGTCATAAAGACGTTTTTGGCTCAAGCGCTCAATGCCGAGTTCATCGACTGGTATGTGCAGCTGCTCGCATTTGTCGGAGGTCGTGCTCCGGTCTATTGCTACATGGAGAACAACAAACTGCAGGACCCGTTCTTTCAGCAGGTATTTAAGCCGCTCGTCGCCAAGGTGCGACGCGAGCAGGGCGTACAGCTCTACATACGAGGAGACGAGGAGAAGAAAACCGACAAGGCAACACGCATCGAAGCTAACCTCGAACCCATGAACCGTGCCGGCAATCTCATACTCAACGAGGCAGAACGCGACAATCCCCACATGAAGGAACTCCTCGACCAGTTCACGCTCTTCACCCTCTCCCTACGCTATCCGGCCGACGGTCCTGATGCCGTAGAGGGCGGCAATCGCATCATCGACGAGATTCAGCACAGGGCCGAACCACCACTCACACGCTCGCGTGCCGACATACGCACACGCAACAAACGAAGATTATAAATTCTAAACAATGTATATATGAGCCAATTCGTACAACTTTCCGACTACGATGCCTCCATTCACCGAGAGATTCTCGATGCGCTCACCAGAGCCGACGAATCGGTCATCGAGATTTGTGAGGATCGCGCCATCGCCGAAATGAGGTGCTATCTCTCCAAACGATACGACTGCGACCGTATTTTCGAGGCCACTGGGGCCGACCGACTCCAGCTCGTACTCATGATGGTCATAGACATCGCCGTATACCACATCTTCTGTATTCACAACCCGCAGAAACTCTCGCAGCTGCGCAAGGACCGTTACGACAGGGCAGTCGAGTGGATGAAGGCGGTCGCCGCAGAGGACATCTCCATCCAGGGGGCACCGCTACTGCCCGAGGAGGTGCGTGCAGCACATGCGCCATTCCGCTTGAAAAGCAACCCCAAACGGGTCAATCACTGGTAACTGACAATTAAAAATTCTGATTATGACAAAACGAAAGTATAGCAAAGCCCCAAAGGGCAAAATCACCATTGGCGGAAACATTCCCCAGCAGGGACAGCAGCGCCCCAATGTCATTGTGCTCACGCAGCCAAAGCGCTTCGGCATCGACATCGCAGACTTCACTTCGGCTGTCCGGGCGGCTGAGGATGTCGATTTCTCGCGACGATACAAACTCTACGACCTTTACGCTGACATACTCATGGACACACACCTCTCCTGCGTCATCGAGAAGCGACGCAATGCAGTACTCTGTGCCGACATCGAGTTCTGGAGAGACGGCAAGCCCGACGAGGCAGTCAACGAGCAGATTAAGTCACCATGGTTCTCACGACTCGTCACCGACATTATAGATGCAAAGATGTGGGGCTTTTCCCTCTGCCAGTTCTATCGACAGGGCGAATGGGTCGATTACGACCTCATCCCAAGAAAGCACGCCGACCCGGTGCGCCGACTCATACTGCGACACCAGACCGACATCACCGGCACATCATGGGACGAATACCCCGACCTGCTTTTCATCGGATCGCCATCTGATCTCGGACTCCTCGCCAAGGCTGTACCATGGGTCATATACAAGCGCAACACCACGGGCGACTGGTCACAGTTCTCCGAGGTCTTTGGCATGCCCATTCAGGAGTACACTTACGAGACCGATGACGAGGACTCACGACAGCGAGCCATCGACGATGCATACAATGCCGGCTCGCTCGCCGTCTTCGTGCATGGCAAGGACACTACGCTCAATCTCGTCGAAGCGGGCAACAAGACGGGGTCTGCTGATGTCTACGAGAGACTCTGCGAGCGCTGCAACAACGAGATTTCAAAGCTCATACTCGGAAACACGCTCACCACTGAGTCCTCAGAAAACGGAACGCAAGCGCTCGGAACGGTACACAAGAAGGTGGAGGACCGAGTGGCGCAGGCCGACAGACGATACATCCTCAATGTGCTCAATTACGACATGACGGACATATTCCAGCGCATGGGCATCAATACCTTTGGCGGAGAGTTCTGTTTCCCCGAGCAGAAGGACATCGACCCTTCCACAAAGATGAACATACTCACGCAGCTACGATCCAACTTCCAGCTGCCTGTCTCCGACGACTATCTCTATGAGGAGTTCGGTGTCGAAAAACCTGCCGATTACGACAAACTGAAAGCCGAACAACAACAAAAAAAGGAGGCGCTTGCCTCCATTGACAATCAGCAGCTCCCTGCCGATGATGATGACGAACCCGATAACAGCGACGACAAAAAGAACTCCGAACCGTCGCCCAAACAAAAAAAGTCTTTCAAAAACTGGATGCGCTCTTTTTTCGCAAAAGCCCCGCAGCAGGGCGGGGCGGATTTAGAGTGGTAGTCAACAATCTCTACCAGGCGAAGACTGACGATGTGGCTGCGTCCATGGAGTTCTCCGACGATTTCATCGCGCAGATTCTCCACGACATCTACCGTCGGGGCAAGGCGCAGTCTCCCACCGACCTTTCGCCCGAACTGTTCCGTGCCATCCTGCGCAGATTCAATCAGGCTACAGCCCAGGGCATGGCTGCAGCCGATGTGCCCGACCTGGATGACGACTTCCGTCAGGCGCTACGCCATTCCAACGAGGTCTTCTCTGCCTTCAAGGTCCACCGTATGCAATCTGATATGGCAAGACTTCTCACCGATTCAAACGGCGATTTAAAGCCGTTCAATCAGTGGGCAAACGATGTTCTGCCCATCGCCTCGCATCAGTGTGGGGCATGGCTGCGCACCGAATACGACACAGCGGTTATTCGGGCACACCAGGCAGCCGACTGGCAACAGTTCCTACGGGAGGCAGACGTACTGCCCAACCTCAAATGGATGCCATCCACATCGCCCAATCCGGGCGCCGACCATCAGCTCTTTTGGAACACGGTCCGACCCATCAACGACCCGTTCTGGACTGAACACCGGCCAGGCGATCGATGGAACTGCAAATGCTCGCTTACATCCACCGACGAGCCATGTACAGCTACGCCCCCAAACGACGCGATGAGCAATCCGCAGCCCGGACTCGATTCCAATCCAGGAACTGACGGGGCTGTGTTCGCACAGTCGCATCCGTATTTCCCCAAGTCATGCAGCTCATGCAGTTTCTATAAACCGGGCTTCAGGGACAAGCTGAGCCATTTGTTCAACAACAAGGCTAAAGACTGCTACAACTGCCCGTACATCAACAACTGTTTAGACTCGTTATGCAAATCAGATAAGCCAGATAAGGAGAAATTAAAAGCTAATAGGGTTGAATACAAACGCTTGCTTCACGACCCAGAATACAAAGATGTTGTTTTCGACAAACGTACTGGTGGACTCAAAGCCGCACATATTGGTCATATAACTCATGAGGGCGAACACGCACAAAGGTTCTTTGGCGGACTTACTTCTTCCGACCTGGAAAATGAATGTCAAAATCAACTGTTCTCAATGGGACACAAAGCTATCTTCTGTAATGAGACAAAAAAGAAAAATGGACAGCAATTAGCGGCTCTCGATATGGTTATGGATGACAAATATATGGACATACGCTCGGTTACTGGACGTGGATGGTACTCAAATATATTTGTTAAAAAGAATGATCAGTTACGCCGATACAACAGCAGAAGCGACGTCGAGGAGAAAGCGGATGCTCTTTGTCTGTATTTCCATGATCCAAACCTGTTTGATGAGACAAAAATGAAAAAATCCATCAACTATTTCAAGTTCTATCGGAATTTTGACGGGAATCTGCTTGATAAGGATTTGAAGCATATCTATTGTGTCATAAAGGGTAGAAACGAGTTGCTTCACTATGAAATATGAAAAAAGCCGGGTCTCTCAAGGAACACCCCGGCGCCGGATGCGTGCCGAAACACACATAACTTATTTCTAAGTCACCGCAAAGATAACAATAATAATTTAATAAACAAGCGTTATGAACAAATTTTTCTCTTTTTTCGCAG